TCCGCGAACAGGCGATAGAGGCTGGCAGCGTAGTGGCCGCCATCGCTCATCGGCACGCTGGCGCAGCCCAGCATGGTTTCGAGGTTGTAGCGTTGCAGGTACTCTCCGAGCCCGCCCCACAGCGCCATGATGACGCTGCCCGAGCGATAGTCGCGGTGCACGCAGGAGCGGCCCAGTTCGAGCATCTTGGGGCGCAGGTGCGAGAGACGAACCAGATCGAACTCCGATTCGGCATACAGGCAACCGATGCGCTTGGCCTGATGCGGTGGCAGCACGCGATAGGTGCCCACTACCCTCAGCGTCTCCTGATCACGAACGATCAGGTGGTCGCAGTAGGCGTCGAACATGTCGACATCGGTTTCGGTGGCCGACGATTGCAGTCGCGCGCCCATTTCCTCGGCAAAGACCTTGTAGCGCAGGCGCTGGGCTTCGGCTACTTCGTCCTGGTGACGCGCCCACGCCACGCTGAAAGCAGGCGTTGCAACTTGTGTTTCGGTTTGGCGTTGTGTTGGCTGACGAGGAAGACGCCTCCGCGCCGACTGGCCGGTCAGGCCAGTGGGCAAGGAGTCGAAGAGCGGCTGGGTAGGCGTCGGAAGGTCTCGCATCAGGTGTGTCCTTTCGGTGACGAAACGGCTTTGAAACAATGTAGAGATGCCGGGTGACAGCGCCGTGAATTGATGGTGACGCTTCAGTGACGGCCACGCGCCTGCGTGCGCGGTACATTGATTGCTGAGGCCCAAACCTTAGGTGAGGGGCCGTTTCGCGGCTATCGCCGATATCCGAAATGTGAACGTCCAGATGGAAGGCGTGACAAGCAACTGCTCGGTTGCGGGTGTCGGAATTGGAGTTGGTGCTAGAGAAGTTCGGGGGGGATCACCGCGCGCAACACAACCTGCGCTTCGCTTTCGCGGGTGCGGGCAGTCAGCCACCAGATGCCGCTCTTCTTGACACTCCAGTTGATCTCCTGCCCGGCCAGCAGCAAGCTGGCGAGTTGGCCGATCCAGGGCTGGTGTCCCACGACGACGGTGTATTCGTGCCCCTGGGGCCAATCGATCGCCGCAAGCACGGCGCCGACATCCGCCCCTGGGGCGAGTTCATCGAGGATCTCGGCCTTGCCCGTCAGTGCGGCCGCCGTTTCCCGGGTACGCAGCGCCGGACTACAGACAACCCGATAGTCGGCCGGCAGGCGGGCGCGTAGCCACGCGGCCGATGATTCGGCCTGCTTGCGTCCGCGGCGGGTCAATGGTCGCTGAAGGTCGGCCGAGCGTGAGATGCTCAGCACGTCAGGCAGGTCTTCCGCCTCGGCGTGGCGCCACAGAATCAGGTTCATGTTCGGGGCAGGGGCTTCGTACGAGCCTTGAGTATGGTGAAACGGGCTGCCGCCATCAAGGCGGGGATCGCCGCAAACAAAAACGGGCTATCCGGCGGGATTGCCCCCGGATAGCCCGTCAGTGTCCGTAGCGGCCATGTCAGCCGCGTGACAGGATCGAACTCAGGATTTGTGGCGGAAATTGATGCGGCCCTTGGTCAGGTCGTAGGGCGACATTTCCAGGGTCACGCGGTCGCCTGCCAGGATACGGATGCGGTGCTTCTGCATCTTGCCGGAGGCGTATGCCCAGATTTCCACGCCGTTTTCCAGCGTGACGCGATAACGGTTGTCGGGCAGGGCTTCCGACACCACGCCGCCAAATTCAATGAGTTCTTCCTTAGCCAATCTGTTTTCCTTTGCGGCAGCACCCTAGGCTGCATGAGTTAAAGGGATCGAGGGGACCCTGAGGACGTTCACCCGCGGGCGTGCCACAACGGCGCGACCGTGTGCGTCACGGGGAAAGGCGGGCAATGTGTTTCCGGGTCTGACCGGTCCCAACTCCCCCGATATGGGGTGTGGAGGCCAAATGTTCCAGTGCGCCTGGCGGCGCCGACCCGGTTACAGGGCATGCTCAGATACCCCAAACTGACGCGGGATTATAGCACGATCGCAGGCGCAGCATCGGACGCGGAGGATCGTACGTCTTCAGGTACCTGGAACCGTGTTGCGGCGCGACATCGGCGCATCAAATGGCCGAAGCGCTACAAGCAGCTGATTGTGCAGTGCAAGTTTCATTTCGAGTCGCTGCCTTTGCGCCTTCTGACGCGCAACGTGCTACGGTTTCCGGACCAGCCAGCGCGCCAGCACGACCGCGGCAGCGAAGCCGACCATGATGATGGCCTCCTCGTATTGCGGCAGTTGCCGGGCCAGCAGGCCGACGAGAGCAACGCAGATCAGTACGGAGACGATGGCCTTTACGTAACGCATGATTCACTTTATGGGGTTGGTTCCTGCGTATGGTACTGCGCGGGCAGGAGCAATGCAGCGGGGTCCGTACGGCGTTGCGCGTACTTGGGTGCGACATCAACGATGTAGGGAGCCGTACGACAGGCAAGAAAAAACGGCCTACGCCGTGAGGCGTAAGCCGTTCAATCTTCTGCCAAAACTTCTTGCAAATATGGTCGGAGCGATAGGATTCGAACCTACGACCCTCTGATCCCAAAGCAAAGCTGAAATCACCCGCTGGACGGCGTGGTTGAGCCAAAAACAGCCTGCTCGTTTCCAATATTTTCGCGCTCTCCAGCCCACGACAGCATGCGGGTTTCCGGGAAGCGTCGAGCAGGATATTGGAAGGATTTCAGCTCGCTTTCGGCACCTTCAGACGCACCTCGCTGACCGGCACGGCACGCGACTTCACGTAGATCTCGGTCGTCTTCGAATCGGCGTGCGCGGCTGCCACCTGGAGCTGCGCGAGGGTGTAACCGGCGCGCTCGGCATCCGTCAGCGCCTTGGCCCGGATGTCCTTCACGGTGTAGCCATGGTCACTCAGCTTGGCGCGCGTGGCCGCTCGCTTCCAAGCTGTCAGCACAGCGTTGGCCTCGTATGGCTGTCCCTCGATCGAGTGGATCACGAACTGGCTGCTTTTCACCTTGCCGAGCGCTTGGGCCCGCTTCAGCACCGCCTTGATCTCCGGGGTGATCGGCCAGTCGACCGCCTCGGCCGTGCTGTCCTCGGTCTTCGTGGGCACGAAGTGGATCACCTTGGCATCCCAGTCCACCCAGGATGAGCCGCCGGCCGCGCCCGGGTCAGCCTTCCAGCGCAGCAGCCGGATCTCGGTGGAGCGCTGGGCCGTTAGGTAGCACAGGTCGACGAAGCACTGCATCATCTCGCCGGCCGGCACTTTGCTGACGATCTCCTGACCGGCCTTCGTCGTGCGCACATAGCTGGCCAGCTTGGCGCGTATGGCGCCGAAGTGGGCGTCCGTGATGTAGACGTCCCGGGCCTTGGGCTTCTTCAGCTTGACCTCGCGGCAGGGGTTGGCGGCGATCAGCCGCTTGCCGATGCAGTAGTCGAAGAAGCCGGACATGAATGAGCGCATCACGCGCTGCATGTGCAGCTTGCCGGTCCAGTTTTGACGCAGGAAGTCGACGACGTCGGCCGGCGCCACGGCTGCCAGGCGGAAGTCCTTGAACGCCTCGCCGGCATACTTGCCGTACGCGGGCCAGGCCTTTTCCTTGTGAGCGGCCTTGTGCAGCCGCACGTATTCGGCGATCAGCGGCCCCATGTCGCCCGTGCCAGTGTTGGATTCGAAGTCCCCGATCTCGGCCTCCAAGCGCTTCAGCATCGTGCGCTGGCCATCTTCCACTCGGCACAGCCGGATCCACTTCTGGTCGCTCGGGCGCACCCAGTACCAGCTGCCGCCGCGCTCGTAGACCCGGCTCGGCATGCCAAGGTTCGTCTTCCGACGTCGAGCGTTCATGCGGCGCGTCCTGCAAACGTGACCTTGCGCAACGTCGGCCGGGCGGTTGGCGTGAGCGGCACCACCTCGGCATTGCCCACGCCAGCCTTCTTGGCTTCAAGCGCGCGGTAGGTCTCCCAGGTCATCATGACCCGGCCGTCGCCGCGGCGCAGCGGCTCAATCCGGAACGCGGCTTCGAGCCAGCGCGCCTGCGCGGACCAGCGCTTCTTGCCGGTCAGCTCCTGCAGGTCTTCTTCGGTCATCCATCCGGTCTTCATTTGTCGATCCCCCATAGGCTGCGGGTCAGTTTGATGATGCGTTGTGCTGCCGCTTCCACTGCGAATATTGGTTCTGAATAATTTGGGCTAAAGGCGCTGGAAGTCGATTACCCAGACGAACGGGTTGGTTTCCCACGCGCCGTTGCCGTTGATGCTCTCCCACAAATCCCAGAATGCGCCTCGGGCCGTTTCGCGGGCCTCGAACGTATCGGGCGCAGCCTTCCAGAAACTGGCCTGTGTGCCAGGCGAAACAGAAACCGGCTCGACGCCTTCCGCAAGTGCATCAACATCGCTGATGTCCTGCAGCCGCTCCACGCGCACGCCCGTGATCTCCAGTTGCAGACGACAGGCAGCGCGCGGCATGTGGATGCTGGGTCGCCATTGCCGGCGGATGCCGTCGGCCGAACGCTCCAGATCCGGCCCGAGCGGGTCGTCCAGGTAATCGGCACGATAGAAAACATCGCAGTCGGGCTCGTACGGGCCGAACGGGTGGTTGCTGTGCTGCCACGTCTCCCGTACCCACAGGCGGTCGCCGGGCATTCCGTAGGGGCAGTGCATTTCCTCGACATGCCCCCACCAGTTGCTGGCCGGATCGCATATATCACCGGTTTCCTCACCGCGCATGGGGCCGCTGACATACCAGTCGAGGCCCCGAGGCATCTTCCAGATCCGTCGCGTCTGAGTCTTCCTGCTGTCCAGAATGGCGCGCACCATGCCGCCGCTGAAGAGGATGGGGCGCTCTTTCACCATGGCAGCCCCTTCGCGGCCGCGCGGGCCTTGCGCTCGGCCAATTCGGCATTCAGCGCTGCAACAAGCTCAGCGGGCTTCCCTGCAAACTGTGCGAGATGGTTGGTGCAGAGGCTGAGAGACCAATCGGTCGCCGCGCGCCAGCACTTCGCGATTTGCACGCGCGTTGTGTTGTGCTTCACGCGTGCACCGGTGTAAGGCGGGCGCGGGCACAGCCGGCACGCGTTGCCGCAGGTGTCAGGCTTGACGCTGCGGAAGTGCGGGTACTTCGATGCCTCGATCGCAATCTGTTCGTTGGTCAGCGTGGCCACGGCCGCACGCAGCTCAGCGTAGCTCGAGTACTGTTGCTCCGGCAGCGCCACGTGGAACCATGTCTCGACGAAGCGGTTGCGGCTGCTTTCGCGGCGCATGTCCATCTGCACCCCGAGTCCTTCGGTGTCTTCGTAGCCATAGAAGGCCATGCCATTCGCGCCGTGGCCGTGCGCGGTCTCGCGCATGGTGAGTTCGTTAGGGATGATCATTCAGCGGTCTCCAGCACCAGCCCAGGCTGGCGCGTGCGCTCCAGCTGCAGGGCGATGTATTCAGGATTGAGTTCGGCGCCGAGCCACCGGCGGCCGAGCATTGATGCGGCAATCCCTGTCGAACCGCTGCCCATGAATGGGTCCACTATCAAGCCGCCCGGCGGCACGGAATAGGCGATCAGCGGCGCGAGAATCCCGAGCGGCTTTTGCGTGGGGTGAAGCGCGCGACCGTGCTCGTTTGGCACATCGATGACGCTGCGCATCAGGCGGGGTCCGCCATCTTGGGACACGTAATGGCCGGCATCAATGTGACCGGTGTGCGTCGGGCGAGTCTTGCGGCGCACCACCTTAGGTCGTGCGTCCATCGTGTACTGCGTCTCGCGGTATAGGTCAGCCCATCGGCCGCGGTAGAACTGCACGGCGTGTTCGTGCACACGCCGGAACCTGTCGTTGTGAAAGCCGGTGCCATTCTGCTTTTGCCAGACGATGTCCTGCGCGTAACGGAAGCCTGCCGCTTCCATATCCGCGAACAACGTCGAGACGAACCGCATGCTGCCGAAGACCCAGATGGATGCACTGGGCTTCAGCACGCGAGCTACGCCCGCAATCCATCCCTCACAGCGCTGATCCCACTCCAGGCTGGTGTCACCGTAAGGCGGATCGGTAATACACGCGTCTGCGATGGCTGCCGGCCAAGTCTGCATGACGTCGCGGCAGTCGCCTTGGTAGCAGTGGTCGAGCTTCACGCGGCCTCCTGAATTGCCAGGATCACGTCGCGCGCCACCGGCGGGCAGACGGCATTTCCGAGCAGGTGAACTGCCGTGCGGTGCTGCTGCGGCAGTTGGTAGTCAGCCGGGAATCCCATTGCGGCACGGCACTCATCCGCGCGCAGCATGCGCATGCGATCGCCGTCGATCACGGCGTACCTGTCGCGCGTGGTAATGGTTCCCAGCGGGCGGGCCAGCGAGCGTCCGCCAGCCTCGTTGCCGTAGTAGGCAGTCAGGAATCGTGGACCGTGTACCCTGCGCCCGTTGGCGATGCGGTGAAGCGTCGCCGCGGCGCGGCCTGGCTTCTCGATCGGCGACCAGTTGCCGACGCCGAAGTCGATGATGTCCGCAGCCGGCACGTGCTTGCGCTGCGGCAGTTGCAGCATCAGCGGGCGCGCGCTGCGGCTCAGTACCAGATACAGCCGCTCGCGGTGCTGTGGCACGCCGTGATCCGCCGCGTCGATGATGTGCGGCGCGACCTGGTAGCCCAACGCCTGCAGAGCGAGGCGCCACGCTGGGTACAACTTCCATTGAACAAACTCTGGTACGTTCTCGACCACGCCGAATGCCGGCCGGTGGTATTCGAGCGCGGACACCACCGCCCAAGCCGTCGAGCGACTGGCGTCGTGCTGCGGATTGTTCGCCGACTTGCCACGGGCCTTGCTGTGGCCCTGACAGCAGGGCGACGCCAGCAGGATGTCGTGCGCTGGCACCTTCGTCCAGTCGGCCTGGTGCAGGTCTTGGCAGACGTGCTGCGTGTCGGGATGGTTGGCGGCGTGGATCTCGACGGCGACGGGCCAATGGTTACCGGCCCAGACCACCTGCACGCCAGCCATCTGTGCGCCGGTCGAGAAGCCACCGGCACCCGCGAAAAGGTCGATCGCGCGGATCATGCGCGCACCTCGCCGTCGCTATTCGCCGCAGGATTTGCGGCGATTGAGGCCGCATTCGCCGCGCGCAGGGTGGCGGCTTGGAGTTCCTTGATGCTGTCCGAGGCCCGCTCACGCCACGCCGGGCCATGCTGGATCGCGAGTTGGATGAACCAGTGCAGCACGTGCGCCTGCTCGTCCTCGGCGCGCTTCTTGATCTCCGCGCCGCCGGCACGCAGCGCATGCGCGATCGGGCCGGTGTGCCAGAGCATGAGGCTCAGCACGTCGTACAGGGAATCGGTCAGCTCGGTCGGGTAGGGCAGCGTGCCAGGCTCCTGCGTCGGCGCTGCGAGCAGGGCGCGGTGGATTGCCTTGGCGCGCTCCATGGCGTGCTGCGGCGTGTCGCCGTATGCCCTTGCGATGACCTTGGCATCGTCGCCCCGGCCATCCCACAATTGCACCCACCATTCCCCGAGGCTTGGATAGCTGTCCTGGTTGAGTGTCGACAACTGCCCGACGATCAACCCCGCGAGTTTTTCATCGCCCAACCGCGCCTTGTCTGCAGAAAGCGCATCACGGACGCCATCAGCAAAGCGCGCAAGCGATGCATCCCAAGCGTTCGTGCCTGGCGTGGCAGCCATCAGCCCGCAGTCACGCGCGAGGTTCCAGTCTTCGTCCCGGCACTGCGCCGGCTTCGTCGATTCGCTCATCACAGTTTCCCATTCTTGAATTGTTCGATCACGTTGGCCATCGGGCCGAAGCGCACCCACCGCAGCAGCGGCCAGTGCGGGTGCTTCAGCGCGTCCTGGCACAGTTCGCGGAGCACGCGTTCGAGCGTGAGGATTCGCGCGGCGTGCTCGACGTTGGTGTCGCGGGCGTTGGCCAGCAGCGATTCCTTCTCGGCTAACTGCCGGCGCAGCTCGGCGTTCTCGCGCTTGAGGCGGGTGGAGTCGAGCGCGAGGTCGACCATGTCTTCCCTGACGGCGGGCTTCGCGCGGCTGACGGAGGTTCCGATAGGCCAGGTCATTGGCGGGGCTCCTTGCTTGCAGTCGAAGAGCGGCGGTATGCCTTGGTCAGGCCGAAATCGACGGCGTGGCCTCGGCGGCGGATGATGTTTGCGATGCGGGCTCGGTCCGAGTAGCTGGCCGTGGCCTGACGCATGAGACCGAGATAGCTGTTGGCGGCAGCGTAGACATCGCGTGCAGGCATCTGGGCGAGGCGTTGCGCGCCGACATTGAGCGTCCTTGCCCGCGTGTGGCGAGCCCACGGCCGGACCACCTGCCCAACGAAGTCGATGCCGCGCGGTACTGCTTGAAGAATCGTCTTCGAGGGATTCAGGCGGACGCCAAGTCTGCGCGGCAGGAATGCCTCGATGCCAGCGAGTGCGCCATTGAGCCATTGCGGCGACTCGTGCAACAGCACGAAGTCATCGACGTACCGGATGTAGTGGCGCGCGCCGATGCGGTGCTTGACGTGCTGATCGAGCACGTCGAGATAGACGTTGGCGAAGAACTGGCTGCTGAGATTGCCGATGGGCAGCCCGCGATGCGCCGGCTGATTGAGCAGGCTTTTGTGCGGCGGTACGAGTGCCAGCAGTGGAGCTGGAGCTTGCATGATGACGCCCGGGCGCGGGTCGTGCATTAGCACCAAGTCTGCCAGCGCCATCCACCATGGTTCGACGATACGAGCTGCCAGTTCCTTCCGCAACACGGTCTTGTCGATGCTGACGAAGAAATTGGCGAGGTCGCATTTCAGATACCACGCCGGACGGGACCAATTCTGGGTAATGCTGCGCACCTTCGCCTCAAGGCGTTGGGCGGCATAGAGCGTCCCGCGCCCTGGAATGCATGCGCAGCTATCCGCGATGAACGACGCATAGAAGCGCGGTGCGATACGGTTGTAGAGAAGGTGATGGACCACGCGATCGCGGAAGTCTGCTGCCCAGACTTCGCGCGGCTTTGGTCGTGTCACGACGAAGCAGATAGAACGGCCTGGTTGGTAGCTGCCATCCATCAGCTCGTCGTAGAGATTGCTGAGATTGCGTTCGAGCTGTTGCTCGAACACGAGTGCGCTGTGAGTGTTGCGCTTCCGGCGGCGGCAGTCGAAATATGCTGCCACCACTTCCTCGAAGGAAGCACGGTCCGCACCGCTTTGATCTGCGGACGGCCCGAGCGCGAAACTCGTTGTTCTTGTGGTTGTTGTTCTGGTTGCCATTGCCGAAGTTCTGGTTCCACGCGTTGTTGGAGTTGCTCTCGGACTGCGTCTGTTCGTGC